CTAATTAACGGATTCTCCAAGAATTGTTGATTAGAAGAAATAGTATTGAGCTGTTGGTCTAAAATATCAAAGAAAAAAGTAACATCTTTTTGCAAGTGAACGCCGCTACCTGTGAAGATTTGGTTTAAGTTGCCAGTATCAACATCAAATGCTGGATCAAATTCAAACAAATTAATCGAACCTCCTGGGGTTGGATAAACTAAATCAAAAAACAAACATTCATCTGTTCCAGTAGATGGGGTAATTTCGCCTGTTTCGATAATAGATGGGTTGACCAAATACGAACCACTTAATTCATATAAACTAACTTCATAATACAAGCGATTTCCGCTTCCATTATTTTGATTATTGATAAAGCATAATTGATTAGTTCCTTCGTTTAAAGATAGCTCGCTGAAATAATAAACAGGCGTTTGGGTTTGCTCGATAGATGGGTCTATGGAAACAGTAACTATAGCATTTAATCCAGTATCATCATAGACTCCATAAGGATTTGATGGGTCAGTTCCGCCCTCTGCTTGGACATTCCCCTCCCCAAATTGCAGTTGCCAATTATATCCTGCTCCAGAATGAACCAAAACATGACCATAAGTAGTAGTTGGTAGCACATAATAACCAGAACTTTGAGGAGGGCTGGCTGAATTAGTAGCCACTTGATTACTGCCTGTTACGAATTCATCAATATAATTTACCAAAATAGACGCTGGATAACCAGTTGGAGTAGTATATTCTACCCCCGTCAAACTCAACGAACTATTTGCAGAACCCACAAAATAAGCTCCATCTCCTTGACCAGTGCCAGTAGTCGATCCTACATATCCGCTATTAACTAAAATATCAAAAAAATCAGAACCCGCCTGACCTGTTATTTTAATTCCAACTACTTTATTTTGATATGAAAACATAAATTATTGTAAAGAAAAGCCCACAACGGCTGGTTTAGTAATGCTTGTAGTATTAGTTCCTGTATAGGCAACAAATGTTCCTGTAGTAGCGGTAGACGAATTGATATTTGGAGATTCCGCTAACGCCGAAACAGATAGTGTCCAATTTCCGATGTTAGTCAATCCAGTAAACTGCACACCAGTTTGATTAGTGATTGTTGATTCAAAATAACCAGCCAAAGAGTTATCAATGGAAACGCTGTAACCTGTTGCATTTGCTACAGATACCCATCGTCCTGTGAGTTTGAAATTGCTTGGTGTTTGGTCAAATCCTGAGAATGTTGCAATAGTTGGTGTTGCCAATTGCTTGACTACAACATTACCAACGCTAACCACTCCCGTATAGTAAGTGTTTTCCAAGAAGTCTTGAGTTATTGCATTTTCAATTGTTTCAAATTTTCCCGTATCATAACGAGAAGCTGTAATGCCATATTCGTTTTGGGAATTTTCGCGAATGGAAATGATTTTGTATATTTGATCAGATGCTGCTGTTCGCTCAATTCTATAAATACTGCCAGCTTTAACAGCAGCCAAGAAGTTAACATTTGGATCGTTTTTGTTAAGAGAAATAATGCTTCCATAATCAACACCTGTATTGTCGTAGCCAGTTAATGATATTTTTGTGATTTGAGATATGTTGTAGATGTCGATTTCGCTATCCAAAACACCTTTTGTCTCTTTATATAAATCTTTATCCCAATTTATAGCGCCAGATATTTGACCGCTTGTCGCGCCTCGTTTATTTCCTGATGCTGAGTCATAAGTAAATCCAGTGTAATTACCACTATCTCCTTTAGCTAATGGTGAAATATCTGCACCATAAAATACACCTGTATTAGTGATTACCTTATCGTATGTGTTGTTGTTTTGAAATGCTAATCCAGTTGCAAAAACAAAACCAGTCGCTCCCGTATTATAGTAGCAATATAATTTTTGACCAGCATTACCAGTTCCTGTATATGCTGGAAATTGATATGGATAAATTGCAGAGTCGGCAAAACCATCAGTATAGCCCGAAAACTTATATAAACCGCTCAAACTAGAATAGCCCAACAATCCTGTAATAGAAAATTGCTCAACTCTTTGTCTTTCAGTTGTTGCTAATTCTTCCAACTCAGACGATGTAGAATATCCAGTTGGAGTATAAAGAGTAATGAATCCTGTATATTGACCGCTAATAAATTGGTTATCAATTCGAAGTTTTTTGTTTGTTACATCCACCTCTAATACTCTGCCATAGTTAATTGCACGGGTTTTCATTTCATCCTCAACAATAATCAAGTCACCAGGTCTGCATAGAAGAGCTTCTAATCCAGCAGAAAAGTCTACGCTTTGATTTTCTTTTGTGGTTTGATAAATAATATGTTGACCAATGCGGCGAGCCATAGCTCTCGATGTGACACCAGATGTATTGATCGTTGTTTTGAAAACTCCTCTTTTACGAATATCTTGTTCGTCTTGGATATATTCTACCTTTGTTTTATAGTTATCAAAACGATCTAAGTATACCACCTCAACAGTATTAAACTGTAAGTCTCTACGAATATTGCTATAGTTAAAGATTCCGTCTTTGGTATTTGCATTATTAAACAAAGCAATTGGAGTTCTTGGTCTATCATCAAGGAAGTGAATTTCAGAACCGCCAAAGAAAACTATACCGCGAAATAAGTTCGCGATGATGTTGATTGCGTCATATACTTTTGTTTGCTCTTTAAAGAGAATATTGCAAGAGAATCGCGGCTCTAATCCACCAACACCATCGCTAACGCCTATAAAGTAGCCCTCATCATCTACTGCATCGCAGAATCTAGCAATTTTATAAAGCTCCCATTTGTTAACTTGGGATTCATCAATGTAAGCGCCTAAGCCATATCGTTTGCTGGTTAGCAAGTCATATAATATCCACGCTGGATTGTCCGTCCAACCATTCGTAAAAGAACCGTCCCAATCCCCTTCATAAATTTGTTTTGTAGTAGTGTAATCTTTTGCGCTTTTGACATACCGAATATCTAGTCTCGTTTGAGAGTCTATAATTTTATAATTCGTAGGTATTTTAACTTTTTTTAATTTGCAGTCATAACTACGCTCTGGAATAGAACCGAAAGCTCTAGCGTCTAATTTAATACCTGCAATTGCTGAAAATGGATAAGAAAGTCTTTGGTCAATTATTTCAGTTACTTTACCAAGCGAGATTTCTTTATTAATAAGAGTCGAGTTTGTTTCACAAGACAATTTTACAACTTTGATATATCTTTTAGTGGTAGATGGATCTTCGCCATCAGTAAGTGCTGGAAGATCAAATGGACGAGTTAAGTTCGCGTCATTTAAGTTGTCTCCATCAATTAATTTTACAGAGTCTTTTAATAAATTTTCTGCTTCACTATAATCCGCACCAAAATCAATTATACAAGCGCCTTCAATTAAACCAACTATAGAATAAGAATATGATTGGAAATCTTTTTTCTCTCCATTTGTTATCTTTCCAGTTTCAATTCTGATAGCGACAATCGACGGAATCTTTGAACCAGCTTCTAATTTGCCAACATCTTTAACTCCTTCTGTAGTTAAATGTATCGTATCTGACAGCGCATTAATAACGATTGAAAGTGATACTTTATCGACAAAAGGATTTTCGATAGTATGCGTTACCGATAAAGAATTATAATCTTTTTTCTCGTTTTCATTATTCCAATCAGAATAATTATTTTGAGCTGTTCCGTAAGCTCTCTGGTCTCTTGATCCTTCTTGTCCATTAATCAAAGCTGTTTGAGATATGCTTAGATTATTGCTATTTAAACCAGCAGCTCCGAGTTTGAATTGGTTATCATTAGTATTAACTACAATTCTTTGTATTGCTTGCGATTTAACAAATGGTCCAACCAATCGAGCCTCATAAGCATAATCATTAATAACTTTATCAAAACCGCCTAAACTACTCTGAAATTCTTCGCCATTTTTAAATTGGCATGACACATTAGAAAAATTATACAATTCATTAGTTCTGATAGATATTTGAGGTGTTTTTTCCGATGCTTGCAATTTAATATCGCTTTGATTTAAAGCCGTCAATAAGCTTTTAGAGAAGTAATACCAGTTGCTATATTTATCTTTTGGATTCCTTAATTCAATTAATGGTGCAGCAATAATAACTATGCTCTGAACATTTCCAGTATATTTGTTATTTTGATCAATCTCTGGCTGAGTTAATGTATATACATAATCAAACTTATCAGATAAGCCTTTGATCGAAAAATCTATATCTTTATCGCTTGAGATCTCGTCATTAAAATTTATTTTCGTGTTATTAATCAAATCAATAATAATAAAACAAGTGTTTACAAGCCCAGGAACACGTTTTTGAGAAACGTAACTTGATTGATTCATTAGATTTTTTATCTTCTCTAATGTTTTGATATTCTTTTGGGCGATTGATTTAAAAATTGGGTCACTATTATTTTTCGAAGCGTTTAAGATGGCTTGAAAAGAGTTTAAAATTGCTGATTTTTGAACAATTGGAGATGCGTGATGAATTTCAATTTTATTATCTGCTAGACCCCAATACGCTGGCAGTGGATTTTTAACGCTTATATTTAGAAAGTTATTCCAACTTTTTTCATACAATGGAATCGTTGTGGCAAATCGCTCAACACCTAGCGATTTTGTTTTTGCAAAAAAAACTCCTTCAGTTGACAGCGGTTGCTTGACAATAGTTTTAAATTTTCCATTTTCAATGTAGATGCTACTAATCGCATTAGTTAAATTAGCAATCGACAAACTGCCATAACTGTCTGCTGCATTCAAGCTTTCAGTATTTTGTATAGGTGTGTTATCTAAATAAATACCTTTAAAAATATCTTTAGTAAGTGTCTCACTATTTTGATCTACTAATCCTTCAATCGGTCCATCGGAGATTAAATCAATAATCTCTGCAACACTATAAGAAGCAACTGATTTAAATCCTCCTAGTTTTGGTGGATTTAGAATAGCTGGTTTTGGCTTCGGCGCTCCTTTACCAGCTCCTCTAATTAAAAATTTTTTATTAACGTGTTTCATTATGAGGTTCTATCATTGTTAAGAGATTGTCCATCAGAAATTAGTGCATTTTCTTTTTCGAATCCTTGTGGGTAAGATTTGATGGTTGATTGTATCACCGCAGATCCCACACGCAATCTACCATATCCAACAGGCACAGGAATACCTTGTTCGGCAGTATTCGCTTTAGACGAAAACAAGAAAGACTGTTTTGCTGAATTAACATCCGAAGAAGGTCTATCCATTTTTGGTTTTGGGGCAAGTGCCATTTGAATGCCCATCATTACAAGACCAATTCCCAAAGACGTTATAGCAGAACCAATAGCTGCTGCACCAGCGCTTCCTGCCAGTCCTACTAAGAAAGCGCTCGTACCGATAGCACCTCCAACGGAAGCGAGTCCCGCTCCGATTACACCAATAGCCACAGCTCCTGCGCCACACACTAAAGGAACAATATCAATCTGTTGATTATCGGACATAACAGACAACTCTTCAACAGTTTCCATCTTTTTACCATCAACCAGTAGAGTAAAATGAATTCCTTGATTTGATAATTCTACAATTCTATTTCTAAAGTTGCTATGAGCGCATGAAATAGCATCAAACACCTCTTTTGGGCGTTTAATTGATAGGCTAAAAGTTTTTTTAAATTCTTTTGCCAATATACCATGTAGCGTTACTTGTGTCATTTGAGAGCCTCCTTTAACCTTGCAAATGCTTTTACATCTAATTCGCATTCGCTAGGCTCATAAATATGGAATTTTTTGGTATTGAGAGAATAAATAACAAAAGGAACACAACACGCCTCTGCCATTTTAATATCAAACTCTGATGGATTTTCATCACCAACGATATGGCTATGGAAAATTGCTAGCATATCATAATCACTAGCAAACATCAAATACGATGCTGGATTAATCGCGAAAAAGTTTTTTGGATCAGCAGCGTCATTGTGTTCTACTGTGGCAATATATTCGGGGTTATCCCAACCAATGAATCCACATACTTCTTGAGAAGTCTGCGCATTGCAAGCGTTAACTATAAAATCGCGTATTTTAGCAATTGATTTGTTTTGAATTTCTTTAACCATATTTTTCTGTTCCAGGGAATCCACCAAATGGCAGTTCTATATTTTGTTTTGGGGTATTGAGAATTTGAGCCAGCGATACAGAAGCTGTTACTGATTTATTGAAATCCGATGGATTATCACCAGATAATATCAACTTTTTAGATGCGTTGTTTTGTGCTGAAATTTCTGTCGTTCCAACTCCAGTTTCCATTTCCCACCAACCCAATAAATCTTGAGTGTTTGCTTTTTTTCCTGTGAAATCGGTATAGTCTCTATATACAGATTGATTATGATCGTCAATTCTTACATTAATTCCACTAGCACCTGTCCAAAATGCAGTGGGTCCAAACTGAATTGGACTTACCAATTTCATGTTGCTAACAATTTGATTTGATGCCCCAAGTGGATCAGGAACAAAGTCATTGCCAGTTGGAAATTGCCAATCATTTAATCCAAATTTTAAACGATACTGATTATTTACGATACCGCTTTGATAATGAGAATTTTTAAATCTAAAATATTCACCTGTTGATCCAGATAAAGTAAAACGACTTGGCGCTGATATACCATCTGTCAATTCAATATAGCCAGGAGTTGTGGCACTTGGTTCTGGCCCAGTTGCATTGCCGCCTGAACATATCAAATGCAATGGTCGCAATTCATCATTTTTCCATGGCAGAGTTAAAGTTCTATTGATTTGCTGAGCGCCCGTGGTGCGTGTCGCAAAGTCTAGCAAAAGATTTTCTCCAGAAAGGTATAAATTAATACCACTATATCGACAGCCACCGCTGATATTATGAAATACTGAATAAAGCTCATTCTTATATAAATCACGACCACTTAGTCCAATCCATGTAGAAATTTGAAAAAAATCGTTTCTATGCAATGGAATAGACTCTTGATCGTAATAAACTAAATTAGGAGCATTTGTTTCAAATACAGCAATCTCACTTAATGAAGAAACCGTGGCAACTCCACTGCCAGAAATAATTATTTTATCTACTAATCTATTTGCAAAACCAGTAGTGGAACGTGTTCCATCATCAACAGTTGCAAATGTGCCAGATGCAAAAGGATCTGAGCTAGTATTAGTATTAAAATATCTAATATAAGCATTGTTGAAATTAGCACTGCTAGTATTATCGTATATGTCAATTCTGTTAATATTCTGTGGCTCAGTCCATTCAAGAGTTACTGTTGCAGTTTTTAGATTACCTGAAGCTTGCCATACACTTGTTGAGCCGCTAATTAAATCGTTCATTTTATTTACATCTGATGTGGTAGATGTAGATGATGCAGAGATGGTCGCGTATGGAGAAATATTATTATATCGTGATGTTTTATTGCGAGAGGTAAAATCAACAAAATGAGCTGTTCGCTCTTCTGTTAATTCATTAAATTCAATTGCTCCTTTACCAAAGCGTAATTTACATCCATCAAGCTTTTTATTACAACCATCACGCTTCCATAGTGAAGGATTTTTGTCGGGAATAGTAGAACTAGAGCTGGAGTGTCCTGATTGACATACATACCAAATTTTAGCAAATGTAGTTTGAGTTGAATCAATTGGATCTGCAATAGTAATCTTTTGATTTTCAATATATGCAGCATCTCCTGAAACGTAAGATGTTTGTTCTGACCATTTTTTCTGAGCTTGATTAGTAAACCAATCAACTGGATTCGCTACAATGAGCTTTTCTCCTTCTTCGGTAGCGATAGGAATACCATTATAATTGCAACCATTGCCGCGATAATGCCACGAACAATAACGAGACATAATCAAACGATTATTAACTTCGAAATTTTCCAAGTCTAGCGGAGAAGTCAACTCTAGCTCAATAAATATTTTGTTTTCTGCTGTCTTTTGACCGATAACAAAAGTATCGTTAGAGAGTTCTGCTGACGCATCTGCTTGACTCCAAGGATTCCCACCATCAAAGTTAATATCGTCTAAATACTTGACAAAAGTTCTTTTACGAATTACCTTAGCAAATTGCAGATCATCATTGTTGATCAATAGATCAGTGGCGAAATAATCCTTGTTAGAAATGCGCATCTTTGGTCGAGCCAATTGACCATTGGCATTTACTTCGAAGCCATCAGTTTCTACAGGAATAGGCAAATATTCAATACCTTGCCATACAATTCCTTTGTTATAGACAGATCCACCATGAAATGCAATAAATGCATTGGGTTTGTCAACAGTATTGAAATAGAGTAAAAAAAGCTCTATAATAGCTGTGGGTTGCAGCTCTAATAAACTGCTTGCTATCCGATCTTGTCCTTGTGCCATACTCTAATTTACACTATTATAAATTAAAAAAATGAACTTTCAGCAGTTAAAGAACGACAATCAAATGATTGCATCAGCAGTGATAGATTATTGCATCCGCTCAAAGCCCTATGACTTTTGTTCCATTAAAAGCCAGTCACTCAAGATGATCCAAATTAAAAAATATTACGAATTTCTTTTGACAGAATGTGATATTTTCTACTGTAGCCACAATAACAAAGTCACATTTTTTGTTGCTCTCTCTCAGCGCGAAGCCCACATAGAAATACAATTTATTTTCAGTGGTCCATTTGATTTGGTAAAAAACTTTAGAGCATTTAGAGAGTTTTACTGGAATAAATTTGATCACAATAAACCATTCGTTGGAGAAGTTCGACGACACTACAAATTAAAAACCTATTTAAATTACATAAAAAAAAGAGACAAAAACGTAAAATTTTCTCTTGACAATGGCAAGATTTTGGTATCATATAACAGAGATGGCTTATAAAAACAGATACGACAAAACAGGCGAAGCATTCGAGAGCGGCGATAAAGCTGAGTCCTCGTTTGAAAGCTCTATGATAAAAGCAGGTTTATCTTGCGAGAAATCTTCTTTTCAAGAAGAGATTCGTCACATTGACTATTGGGTCGAAGGATCGAGGCTTCCAAGAACAGCAGTGGATGTAAAATCGCGCAAGAAAGTGAAACGCGCAGATGACAAATACAACGATGATGTAGTGTGGATTGAGTTTGCCAACGTGCAAGGAAAAAGGGGTTGGCTCTATGGAGCTTCAAACATCATTGCATTTGAGCGTGAACACGATTTCCTGCTGGTAGATAGAAAGCTTTTGGCGCGACTCTGTGAAAAGCTGTGCGATCTTTCTCAACTCAACGTAGAGGTTCGTATGCCACTCTATACTGGCTATCAAAGAAGAGGGCGTAAAGATCTTCTTTCTTTGATTAAAATGACAGACATCGTTGACGGAATCAAACACACAATACTTAAAAAACAATGAAAATGCCTAAAGTAACAATCATCGGCGAGAACCATCTCTTTCCATGGAAGCTTGGCGACGAGCCTGTTTGTGAGCAATTTGAGCCAATGCCCGAAAAATTACACAAAATAGTTCTTGACAAAGTTCAATACATAATGCAAATTAACTCCACGCAAATTCACGGCAACGAAATATTCATCGACTGTTACGTTACCAACAATTTCGACACTGGACGAGTTGCATTCAAATTAACTTATGCATAACTTACAAACAATAATCATTCTAATTATCCTAAAAACAACAAAATAACAATATGGCACATAGCAAATACAGAGTATTCGACAAAAAAAACAACTTCCATCAATCGTATGATGGAGCATTAAAAGGTGCAGAACAATGGGCAAGAGATTGCGCAAAGAAAATCGGCGGCTATGTTTTTCAATATAGCGAGTTCGATTTCGCCAATGGCACGAACCCATTTAAACTCTACGATTTCGTAGATCAAGGTAAATCAAAATGAGTGCATATTTCGTAGGCGACCCACACTTGGGTCACAAAAACATTCCTAAATATCGACCATGGGTAAAATCTGTGGAAGACAACACGACAATCTTTTGTCATCATTGGCAACAAACTATTCGCAAAAATGACACCGTTTACGTCATGGGCGATGCAGCGTTCTCTGATGAAGCTTTGGCAGTATTCAAAAATCTTCGTGGTCGCAAAATTCTAATCAAAGGAAATCACGATGATTATGTTTCGACAAAACTTCAAGCAGAAGTGTTTGATGAAATCTATGGCATGTTGTCATATAAGCGAATGTGGCTAACGCACTGTCCTATTCACCCGCTTGAAATGCGGGGTCGAGTAGCAAACATTCATGGACACGTTCATTCCAAAAGCATCAAAAAGAAAACGTGGTATGGCGCTTGGAAAGATGATCCTCAATACATCAATACGTGCGTCGATCATGTTTATGAAAAAACTGGAGGCAAGACCATCTTCACCTCTCTTGAAGAAATCAAAGCAAAACTAAATATCAAGTGAAAAATAAAAATGTAATTATCCTGCGCGGAGTAAGTGGATCTGGCAAATCCACTGCTGCGACACTGTTTGGCGGCAATGTGAAAATTTGCTGCGCCGATGATTTCTTTACTTCTGATGAAGGCAAGTATCAATTTGAAGCATCACGCACTCCAGAGGCTCACGAATACTGTCGTAAAGCTTTTGTTGCGGCATTGCAAGACGATCAAGTTGATACCGTTGTGGTAGCAAATACTAATAGTCGAGAGCAAGAATTCGCCTTTTACGATGAAAAGGCAAAAGAAATCGGGGCAGATGTATTCTATTTTGTGATTGAAAATCGCCATGGAAATACTGATATTCACAATGTTCCCATTGATGCAAAATCGCGTCAATTAAACAACATCATCAACTCTCTTAAATTAATTTAAATAAATATGAAAATAGAACTATTGAATCATTTCGGAGACGATTTGATGATCGTCAATGCCGCTAGAGTTTCTTATGGCAAGAATAAAAATATTTTAGATGATAAAGATGCAAAACTATTAAAATACTTGGTAGAGCATAAACATACTGCACCTTTTAGACACCCACAATTACAATTTAGAATCGAGTGTCCAATTTTTGTTGAACGACAGCTTTTTAAACATCAGATTGGGTTGTCAGCAAATAGTATCAGTGGTAGATATGTTGATTTCTCTGATAACTATTTCAATATAAAGGAACTTAGACAACAATCTTCTTCCTCTAAACAGGGAAGCGATGGTGTATTAGACAGACCTGATTTAATTAGTCAGATGGATCATCATATAGCATGTAGTAAAAAATTGTATCAAGAACTGTGTGATGCTGGAGTAGCGAAAGAGCAAGCCAGAGCCATTCTCCCTCTTTGTTTAGAAACACAATTCATTTGGACGGGTTCGTTGCTGGCGTATATACACATGTGGAAATTGCGATTAAAAAACGATACTCAACAAGAAACCCGCGAAGTCGCTGACGAAATGCTACAGCTTGTTAAACAAATAGATGGAAATCCTTTTGAACACACACTAAAAGCCTGGGGTTATTAATATGAAAATCAACATTAAATACCACGACATTGTTAATTATGTTCTGGGATTTTGCAGCTATCATCCACTGGAGCTAGTCATTGATCCTCTTCGATATAAAATCGGGGATGATTACATCAGCGATTCAAAAACTGGTTATTTGTTTTATCAAAACGATGACTATAGCAAATTTATGCAAAAAATCTCGACACTCAAAATGGCGGTAAAAAACTTTGATACCCTACAAGTTCAAGGTTTCTGCCGAGAAATCGAACAGTTTGCGCCATTGGAGGTTATATTATCATGATTTCGGCAAAAGTGTCTCAAATCATTAGCGTCGATCTGTCTCCAACTGAGGCAAAAGAAGTCGCGATAAAGTATATTTGTGCTGTTTTTGATTGGAAAACGTCCTATTCGATACGTGCAGATGGCGATAATCACGAAGATTGGGTGTTTCATAAAACGACTGTTTACTCTTCTCATTCCTTTGAGACTGAATTCAGACTTCGAAAAGCAACCGAGCGAGACAAAATGATCTGTCAATTTATTGAAGAAATGAAGAATACTTAAAAAATACGGTGTAAATACAAGAAAGTGAAAAACATTTTCTCAAAACTTACAAGTTTACTTGGGGCGAAATCTTCGACCCCAAGTTTGCCGCTTTCTAACCCTAAGACACCAAATATAATGCCTAATAAATATCCTGAAACAGTTGCTTTGTCGCCTCAAACAAACGGACCACGCGCCCGTAAAATCGCTCCCAAGGCTATTGTTATGCACGATACAGAAGGCAATTACAGCGGCTCAATTGATTGGACTAGCAAAATCAACAATCCATCGACTGGCGAAAGACTTTACGCTAGTTATCATTGCATCATTGCGCGTGACGGCAGACGCACGATCACGAATCGCGATGACAATAGAGCGTATCATGCTGGTGCAAGCTCGTTTAAGGGTATGACTAGCCTCAATAACTGTTCTATTGGTGTGGCATTTGAGCGTAGTTCCTACACAGAGCCGCTACAACCTGCCGCAATCGAGTCTGCGATTGAATATATCGTGCCACTCATGAAGAAATGGAACATCACTCTTGACATGGTTACTGACCACAGAACGATTGCTCCAAACCGTAAAAAAGACCTCAATCCAAAAGAATTTGCTAAATTTTACGAAGCATTAAAAAAGCATTTTAAATAAAAAAATCTAGTGTAAATACCTGCAAATGGAGCCAGAAAAATCAATAATCAAGGAGTTTTTAGACGGAGGTTGGGTCATTCCTCTGATCGGTGCAGCAGCAATGTTAGCTCGCTTATTGTCGGCTCAGAAAAAAGTTGGTATTCTTGAATACGCAAAAAAGATCACCGCAGCGGCGATCTCTTCTTCTATTGCGTGGTTTATTTTGGAGCAGACAGATATTTCGTCGCTCTATAAAGCCATTTGCTATGGCATTATCGGTGTCATTAGTCCAGAAATAATCAATGGAATCATTAAACTTGGCAAGCGATTCCAAGAAGATCCCGAAAAATACATCAAAAAGTAATTATCTTTTGTAGTAATCAAAGAGCCTGGTCATTACTTCCATATTGATATTCTTGAAATGACTAGCGGGAAGCAGTTTGTCTGGCACTAGATCGTGTAGTTTCTCACATTCATACAGGCTTTTGCGGCGTGACCACCGCTTAGTCAGAAACACATACTGATAATAATACAAATAAGTATTCGCGTTACGAGCATAGATTTCGGGGCTGGTGATATTAAATTTCTTGATTAAATTCAGCGCTCTGCGCTCACAATCCCTCTCTACGGCAATTACTTTGACAAACTCGTCCCATTGCCGCAATGACACCTTGCCCTTATCTAAGGCGCTCCAAATGTCTCCAGACTCATACCATGCTGGAATACGCTCAACTGCCTGTGTCAGATGAGCAAATTCGTGAATAAATATAGTATGAAAATTAGGATTCTTGGTCGCTACAACCATTTCATCTCCATCGCAAAAACCGCCGCACTTAAAATCTTTAAATGCTTCTTGTGATACGGTTTTGCGTGGAACTAACGTAATTGTTTTTTCGTGCTTTTGGCAATATTCATGCACATATTCTTTGAACTTTTCAAAGTTTTTGAGATTAATTTTCGCCCTCATAAGTCACTATACCCAAAGCTTGAAATAAGTCTTTATCGCTTTTTGTCATCAGAGTCACGAAACATGGCGTAGAATCGCCAATGTAAGCGCCAATTTGATTGTATTCAAAAAACTCTTCAGCTTCATCATACGACATTCCATCGTCTATTAGCTTTGCTAGAATTTTTCTTTTATCATAGCAAAGAATAGGGGGTCTGCCGAATTGCTCGACAACCCCCACAATGCATTTTTCATATCCGTCCATTTTGATAAATAGTTCTTCTGTCATAAGCGTGTTTTTTTGGTTGGTTTCAACTACAATATTTGTCTCGCATGTTCATGAGTGAAAGCCTATCATCTAGTAGTTGATTGATTGTTGCCATCCACTTTGATTTTTTATCTACAGGAGCGTCATCCCATCCTTCTTTTGCCATAGACAATTTATCGTCAATGGATTTGATAGATGCCAAAACGTCACCAGTTGTAACATTGTAGTCTTCGTTAATCTTCATTGTTTTGCGGTAGAGAGTTGTAGAAATATTCTGTTGCTGATTTTAAGGCGGGAAGAGAATGTATTTTTTGATTATAGTCGCGCAAGTGCAACTCCATCAAATAAGTAAATGCAATATCGCTTTTAGACATTCGTTGTAGTGATCGCATTGCTTTCCAATACATCCACCAGTCCCATTTATTGATTATCCAGTTTTTCATGGTGTTGAAAGAAATAAGATAGCAATAACTCCAAACATAACACACGTAATAAGTGCGTCCCATCCATTAGTTGTTGAAAGTAGTATGTCCATAATCTTGTGCGGGGCTATTTAAACAGATAGATTAACACTTGTCAAGTTATTTTTGCACCTTTTCTACTTTGACTCTTGTAATGCCTTTGTGTTTGAAGTCGAGAGATGTTGCTGCGGCGAGAGAAACGTCAATTACTCTGCCCGAAATAAATGGTCCTCTGTCATTTATCCTTACAATAACAGATCGACCATTGGACAAATTAGTCACTTTAACGATTGAGCCGAAAGGAAGAGTTCTGTGGGCAGCAGTTAGCTTTGTATCGTTGAGTCTTTCGCCGCTTGCAGTAATTGATCCTCTGTTTGTTTTCACAGAATAAAAAGAAGCTTTTCCATACTCCAGAGCATTCGCTAACATCGTTGTGGCTAATAGTGCCATTAGTGTTTTTTTCATTGTTTTAAATTGTTATAAATATCTTCTACGCCTGTAATTCGCTCGATCTCATTTCCTTGATCGTCTTCGATGATAAGCATAGGAACATTTCTAATGCTTTTTTCACGAAACCAAGGAATGTTTTCGGGTTCATTCATGCTTTTTATATTCACTGATATTGCGGATTTTTCCAGTCTTGCTTTCAGCAAGTGACATGGACCGCACGTATTACTTGTTGCCAATAATTTGTTCATAAAAATTTTGTTATCTGTTCCCATTCACAGCAAGGTAAATGTTTTCCTTTTTCATCTTTTATATAGTCCCAATTGCTTTCATTTTCGTTTTCCCAATTGCCATCTATCGGCTCCATATTACAGGAACACTTTCGCGGCACACAGTCATCACAGGCGTATTCACCACTAGGCATATAAATCCATGAAGCTTCTGCCTTTCGACAGAACGAGCATTGAAATTCATAATTCATTATTTTTTAATTGTTTTTTTAATTGTTTGTTTTCTTCTCTCAACTTGACAATCTCATCTTCCGCTCTGGCAATGATTTGCCAAATAATGCTGAGTTCGTTATCCATGTTACGAAGTATCGCTGGAAGTTTGTTATAATGACGTAAAACGTCAAGAATATCAGGATCTTTTTCCATACGCTCAATATACTCTAGTTTTTAAAAATGTCAAGTTCTTTCTTTACTGCCGCGATAATCTTTTCCAGATCGCAGCTATACCAACCACTTGTAAACAAATTATTGATTTCAATAATCTTCTGGTCATCAGTAATATCCACTACGACACTTTTGGGCAAGATGCATTGAATATCAAACCATTTCTGCGCGAACTTAATGAGATCGTCAGGTGCTGGTTCTCCTTGTTTTGGATTGCCGTTTTCCATGTAGAGGCTACTGCTAATCACTTTGCCGCCAACGAATACAAAACGATATTCACGATTGATTTGTTTCGCTCTGTCTATAACAAAGTCAATATCATCACAATTAACTTGTTTTAAATATTCAAGCTCTTGTTCAAATTCATCTTTGGTGAATACTCCACCAGTAAAATTCTTATTGCCGCTCGCGCAACGAATCCATAATTTTCCGAAAGCTTTTAACGCATCCAAAGTAAAATTTTTATCACAGATCAAAAATTCATGATTGAGCAAATTCGGCAAATATCCCCAATTAGAGTAATTGTAATACTTCGGGTCATTGTTGAATGGAAAGCGTAAATCAGGCAACCCAAGAGTCTTTAGCGTGAACTTCACGCTGTTGTCGAAAGCGATACTGCCTCGCGCTACAATCGGCGTAAAGCCATTGCGCTTAATGTTATTGTCGCGGCACAAATCTTCACAATAGATGTGTTCGCCCCAAAGCTCACGCTCGTTTTCAAAGTATCTGTTAATGAGTATCATGTTTTAGATTTCTAAGATTTTCTCCATTGCTTTGCGCACGACCTTATCATCAATCTTACGATTATCGAGTAGAATGAATGCAATAGCAGTCTTCCAATCACGAAACTCTTGTTGAATTGCCATTGCTTGTTCTTTGCGATTGGAATAATCACGAATGAATAGCATCCTCTGGTTGATATTATCTACGCACTTTACGAATTTAGCATAGGCATCGGTAATTAATTTAGCCTCGTTTTTGATTTTTTCTGCCACTTCGAAGTCGATGTGATCGACAGTATAATTATAAAAATCCTGATAATCAGTGTATCTCGGAGACTCCAAAAAGAATTCTAAAACGTGAGAAGTGCTACGCAATCCAGTTGCCAATCGGTGAACAGAACAATACCAACTGCTCTTTGCCTTGCGCATTTTTCCCGATTCAGAGTATAGAACGACACCCTCTCTACCTACCCACATTTCAACATCCTCAAGACATTCTTGAATAGAGTTGTAGGAATATTTTACAGGTCTTTCGATTTCAAGAGCAATAGCCAATTCGTCTAAATATTTTTGCGATGCCATCCATCCAGAATCTTTTTTAATGATTCCAATCAGAGACAATTTAGGTTCTGGAAAACCACCAATAACAATCACGTTACTATTAGTCTGCCACTCACACAAAAATGTAAATTCCGAATTGCTATCAACGCTTGTGATGAATTCAAAAAACTTTTTATATTTATTGATTAAAAAATCAATCTCATGACCATTAGGCATTTGTCTTGCATCTGTCGTGCCTCTAGTTCTAAGCAGAAGATCGTTTTTGTATTGATCGCAAATGAGCAAGCTGCCATCTAATTTCTCATAAGCAACAAAAGATTCATCCAGAGGAAATTTGTCCAAATCTGGCTGCTCCGTATAATTGAAAAATTTCGAAAACGAACGCGATACGATAAAATTATCAGACTTGCGAACGATCATCGAACGAAATTTCATCGTATCTTCTGTCCACTTAACTCCGATTTCTTTTGGTGTAATGAGCCAACATTCGTCACCAGCGATGACGCAATCTTTGAAATTAAATTCTTCTTTGTTTGGTAGTTTCATATTAGTAGCTGACTTTTCCAAGTCGATCTTCAATTGATTTGCCGCGAATTTTTCCGTTGATTAAAACAAACTTCTTTTTATTTTTACCATACCAACGCTTCTCATCTTCTTCTGTTTGCAAATATTGATTCGGCAATTCCCACTGTCTATTTTTTAACATTTCTTTTATAACCTCTTCGATTTGAATCTGTGCCTCTTCAGGGATTTCCCACGATCGGTTCTTTTCTTTCCACTCCATTTCGACACCCCAACGAATAAAGTCCTCCGATTCTTTGACAAACTCTTGTTCGCAAAGCTTAATATCCATCCAATCATCAACATACCCGTTCCACATTTTGATTTCGGGGTTGCCTTTGATTTTTTGCAATTGTTCGATTAATTGATTTTTTTTCATTGTTGTTTAAATTTATAACGCTCAAACCATTCTTCTAAAGTAAAGAATTCGACATCTTCAGATTTGTTAAATTCGTGACCCAAAAACCAGAAATAGTATTCAGATTTTTCTTGTAAATCATAAAAGTCAACATAAGCAAGTTCAAGTGATTCGTATTCAAATGGGATGACTCCAGTTCCTGACGCTTCGTAAGGAACTGACCAATCGTATCTTAGTATCAGTTTCTGCATAAGCTGATAATCTCATATCATCTGCGGCTTGTCAACAAAAAAAACTGAGCCAGAGTGTTTTATTTCTCTAGCTCAGTGGGATTTTTTAATCTATTTTAATGATTATTTTTGCTTGGCTTTGCCAAAGTTCAAAGCGACAATATCGACTACTTTGTAGACTTTGGACCAAGTGCTTCCAGCTTTAGGTGTTGGAGTCACAGCAGCCACAGCGGAAGCTAGTGCGACAGCGCTTGTCACCACTGGAAACCATGGGTAAGCTTTAACAATGTCCAATACGATAGGAATGAGTACTTCTGTCATGTCTATTTTTACACTTAAAAATTGATTAAATAGGATTTTTTTTCATCATGACAGTCGCAAAGGGAATTCGTCTACTGTATTCAGCATAAGAAATAGGCGTTTCGATTGTAATGCCATCGTCGTCTCTGAATCCATCTGGATCTAAAATAATGATTTCATCAAGCTTTGCCCACTCTATTGCTGTCTTTTTCGCAAAAGCTTTGTCCCAATTTTCGCGACCTTGTTTTGAAAGAACTTTGCTCTTTATCTCGTCGCCCGTAATGTTATTTTTTGTAGCCATAAGTAATTTGTGAGGGGGCTTTCGCCCCCTCTTAGTGTTAGCTCAAGTCAACCATTTTTTTCTCACCAAAGAAGAACCAGCTATAACCAAGAGCATTTACGGCATCAGCAATCTCTGCCATACTAGGGCAATCTGGCGAGAAGCAACTTTGAATTGCGCGGAAAGAAACTTCTTCAACTCCCTGATCTTGCTTACGAGTCAGGTATTGCTGCACTCGACGAATAACTTCGCTGCGATTGCTAACTTCTTCTTGAAAAGATTGATCTTCCAATTCGTTGCCATCATCGTCAGTAGCGGCAGAAGTGATTTCTACTTCTACTTCTGAAACGACAGTGTAAGCACAGCAGCGCAGTTTCTGGCAATTGTAATCAGAAGGAACACTGACAACATCTTTTGGATTGATTTTTACGACAACCATTTTGCCGCGAGACCAGTTGAGAGCATAATCCCACGAACCAGCATGAACACCAAACGAGCAGTGATTCTCGCGATTGTCATCCACGCAGTTGCGCTGCACTTCAATATGCTCGCCCACACCATTGTAGATTTGTCCTTTGCTGTTTACAGCGCCTTGCAATACTTTAGTTTGCAGATTACCAGAAACAGAATAGAAGTCATCTTGAAGACCGCGATATGCCAAGAAACAACCGTCTTCGGTAATAGGAAGTTCTTTATAGGAAAGGAAGTCATACAATTCTCGCACCGAATTATACGATGGATTTTGTTTGAGATTTTCCCAGAACTTCTCCAGTAGGGTAACTGGCAGATTCTGTTCGATCAAAGAAAACACTTTCTGCGCCAATGGTGCTGGAAGGAGTTCTCCATGATAAGATACTTCTCTGGTGTTAGGATTCAATTGAAATCCTTTGGATTGAATGTTGCGATTTACATCTGCCGCTTCCAGAGCTTTGTTAATCGCTGCCTCTTGTTGATCAGATGGCAAGCGTAGGGCTGCGATAATCGCCGCATATTTCGGATCTGAACTGGCAAACTTTTGCGGTTTGTTGTTCATGAATAGGACGATTCCTGTTTGATTAATGATATACTTCATAGGTTGTTAAGTTGCGTTGCGCTTTTAATGTATTGTTATTTTGATAGTTTGTCAAGGATTATTTTGCCGCTTTGATGAATTTTCTTACGTCTGAACGACTGGCTTGGAAATAGTAGCTTTCCAAAGTCAATTTGGTAAATGTTGCGACGAGTTCGTTTTTATTGTTTTTTAATTCTTCAGTAATCTTCTCCAAAGCGCATACGCGTTTTTCGAGAATTGGGGAGAATGGGTCTTTAGAAATTCTATTACTGAAAGTTTGCTGAGACTTGCTGCTCAAAAGATTTTTGCATTTATGATAGCGTTGGCTCATTTCTGATCTTGCTTGATCGCGCTCTGTCTTGCTCTTTTGCAACTGCTTGATCGTAGCTACGATTGCTGGATCATCATAAGATGCATACCCAAGAGCAATTAAATCCCTTTTTAATAGCACCGACTTAAACGAATAGGTGCTATGAAATCCATTGTCTAGGATGAGGATTTTTTGAACCAAGTCTAATTTGTTTGATTGGGGAATCTGCGCCAAGAATTGTTGCGCCTCTTGTTCTGTATGATCGACACTCCAATATTCATTGTGCAATTCGAGAGCAGACCAGCGAAAACTTTTGCTGCCGTAGCCACGACGATTTACAGTGTATCTATTGTCGCTGATGCCACTGCCTTGTGTGTTTTTGGGGTAGATTGTTGAAGCAGCACGAAATACCAAATCAGATGGCGTTGAATATTGTGAGATCGCGGAACAAACATACTCCATGCCGTGTTTCGTGCAATACAGAACAGATTTGTTATTTGTTTTGCACCAGTCTTCGATTTTGCGAACCTGCTCGCCACGGTGATGATAAGAATCAGAAAGAAGAAGAACCAATTTACGACCATTGTGTTCAGCCAGAGTATTGTTTGGATTGAGGCTGCCAATTTTCGCTAAAGACAATGCTACTTTCGATGGCACGAATGCATTATTTTTGAATTTAAAATCAGAAGTCTTGTTTAGCTTGTTCACGCACAAATCAGAAAGTGTCAACTCACCCAATGATTCTTTTTGTTGATTAATAAATTCACCAAGAATTGCTTCACACTTGGCAATGCCATTGGTGAACTTTGCAGTCTCACGAAAAAACTCTCGCGAAATAGGCACTTCAAAAAATCCAACAGGAACATCAATCTGAATAGCTGTTGCTGGAGAACACTGATCTTCAAACCCAAAACCCTTGAAGCTATCGGGAGTATGATACTTTACGCCACCCATCGTAATGGCAAAAAGTCGTGGATCGCTAATCAAACCACTTTCAAAAGAATAGAATCGAATGCCGTCTTTTTCTAAGATTAATGTTTTCTTATTGTTTTCGTAGATGCCATCTACAATATTACCGCTATCGTCGATCACTTCAATGTTTGCCAGAGTAGCGTAGTCTGCCATTGCTTGAGCATAAACCACAAACGTGCTAGTGTCACCATTGTTGCCGCGCTCTGCTTTGATGTCGATTTCCACCAACAAACCACTTTCGTTTGTGGGTTCTTGTGACATTTCAATCACTTGACCGATAGATGCGCCAGATTCGTCGCCACCAAGAACGCACGAATAGACTGTCTTCGTGCCATTGTAGAAAGAGGTGACGTAAAAAGTGTCTTGGTAGCAGTGACCTGCTTTTGCACCTACGCCGAAACCACCGATAGGTTGATCGCTGTTCGACTTTGTCGAGCGGAAGTATTTGCCAAACACGTTGCGAATGCCGTTGTCGTCCAAACCGTTAGCGAAGTCACGAACAAAGAAGCGACCTTCTTTTACGCCAGTTTGAACAGATTGCTCGATACCGTGTTTCAGATGCTCATCGACAGCATTGCTTACCCATTCACGCACAACGGCGAGAATTTTGTCGGTGTAGATATTGTCGCGGAAGATTTGGCAAGCTTGTTTCATGCCTTCCAAATCCATGTCCATGTTGGACACTTGTGAAGATTCAATTCCTTGTGTGAAGATTGGTGATGTAGCTAGTTGTGTTTTCATGTCGGGGGCAATAGTAATCAGAAAAATGGACAATGTCAACAAGTTTTTTGAAAAAATTTTCGCGGCAAAATTTTTGTTGACAAGCTGCTACGAAATGTTACTCTGTGCGCCACATGAAATTAGGACTCGTATGCATCAGTGAAATCCTCAAGAAGAAAGACAAGTCTCTTGCCTTTAAAACCATGACACGCAAACGCTTTTTGGAGCTGGGTCGAGATGCTGCGCTTGTAGAGCTTTCGTCGCGCATTCTGCACAACTGCAAACTAACCAAACAAATCATTTTGCACTGTGCCGCGAATAAGATTTCCCACTATCGTATCTCTAGCTGCATCGCTCCTTTGATTACAGATGCCACGCTCAACATTTCGTATGACGATTTGCCAGACATGCAAGCGATTGCGTCAGCATTGCAAGACGCTGGCACTACAGCACAGACTTGTGGCGTTTCCGTCTCGTCTCACCCCGATCAATTCAACGTGCTTACCTCATACAGCGCAGATGTTGTTGATCGCAGTATCAAAGAACTCAATCACCAAGCTTACATGTTGGATTTGATGGGTCTGCCGCAAAATTATTCCGCGCCAATGTGCCTTCACCTCAATCTCTCGCCTGACTTCAAGCGAGAAACTCTTGCCAGTTACATTGATCGTTTTGTGTCAGCGTTGTTCTCTTGCTCGCCATCAGTTCAGAATCGCTTGGTATTAGAGAACGAGGACAAAGGTTTCTGGAATTGTCAAAATCTCTATGAGTCGTTTGGCAAGCTGATTCCGCTTGTGTATGACAATCTTCACTGTTCTTGCAATGCATCAGACGCAGATCAAAACACGCTGCTCAAGCTGTTCAAATCTACTTGGGGTTCTTACGTTCCTGTAATGCACTGGAGCGAAGGTTTGCCTGACAAGCCTCGTAGTCATGCTGAGTTTGCATCTCACGTTCCTACTGTAGTATCTATGAACAACGATTGTGTCTGGGAATTCGAACTCAAGGGCAAAGACTTGGCAATCCTACAAATTTTGAGCAATCAATAAAAATATCTTGACAACATCCACAAAATACCATACTACAGCAATATGAAAACGCACAAAACATACACCTTCGAACAATTAGCAGAATATATTCGCGGCTGGTCATATTCAGAGTCTGACATGAAAGCATTGACACTAAACGAAGTTCACTCTATGCTTGCGAATGCTGTCAGTCAATTCGAGTGCGATCAAGACGGCTTTGAAATTGTCGTGAAAGTCGCCGAAGAAAAAAGACAGGAGCAACAAAAACAAATAAACGAAGCATGGCGCTCCGCAATACAAGGCGCTTCTGCAATAAAAAATAATAAAATATGAAATACCATTTAGAAAAAATACGAACACACAAAACCGCCAAACCTAAAGACAAAATAGTCATCAAAAAAATCAATGTCACCAAAAACGAAAAAGGTCAATGGTTGGTGGATTTTAATAGTGAAAATCATAAGTATCTTTACGTACGATACAAGATGTCGTCTGGATGTATTGATCGCAAACCTCAATACTTGGACGATGGCTCTTTGGCAATGTGCGAAGCGTTTGTGATAGACACGCACGAAGAAGCTCAAGAAGATGGCTACACACTGCCTCTAAGCAGCACAGTTTTGTGGCTTATTCCAGAAACAAGAGAAGAGTGCGATGCTATTAGTGGAGTGGCTGCTATCATGGCAACAAAGTGGTCTTATTCTTGCTGCATTGTTTCTTTTAATGATTTTGTTTCTGACAACAATAGCAAACATATCGGAAAGCGTTTTAAACAAAAAAAATAATGAACAAAAGACAACAATACGCAATAGGACAGCACGATCTATGCTGCGAGTTTCTAATCATTGGCAAGAATCATCTCGATAGCGGCAAAACTCTTTTTGAAGAAGTAGTTTCCTTAAAGGATCGTTTGCAAAAGGCGACAGATGAGCTTGATGAATGGCATGATGCCGCGAAACATGTGGATGCAGATTATGCTGATGAAGTTCATTGTAGCTGTGTGCCTATTTTGCGCAAACAATTGCAGGATGCTCGAAAAGAAATTGAACAGCTTAAAGCAAAACAATAACATGGAAGAAGTTAAACAAGCCAGAGTGCTTTATTTTTTGACTGGCGTGTTTATTGCGCTTAAATTAACCGAGCAGATTCACTGGTCGTGGTGGTGGGTTTTTAGTCCACTTTGGATTCCAGCGGTATTACTGATCGTTATGTTGGCGATTTTTACGATACTGGAGCGATTTTTAATCAAATGAATAAAAAGACATTATACACAAAAAATGAGCAAAACAATAGCTATCGGAGACGTTCATGGTGAACTCGATCACCTTAAAAATCTTTTCAAAAAACTATCTTTCACCGAAGATGATACAATCATCTTTCTTGGTGATTACATTGATCGCGGCAAAGATAGTAAAGGTGTAATTGATTTTGTTTTGTCTCTTGAGGATAAGTGCAATTTGGTTACTCTGCTGGGGAATCATGAGAGAATGGCTTTGGAATCTATGAAATGGTCCAGCGGTCAAATATCTAGCGCACAAATGCAAAAGTCATGGATGATGCATGGAGGCTATGAATGCTTGGAATCTTATGATTGCAAAGCTGTTCGAGACGGCTATCTCACTAGAGCGTTACATAAAATGCTTGAACTTCATGGTCAATTTTTAAATAATTTAAAACTCACTTACGAAACCGAAAACCACATTTTTGTTCATGGATTTTTGGCTCACGAACAAGATGTAGAAGATCAGGAAGAGTGGCGATGCATTTGGAACTCATTCAGAGAAATTTATCCACACAAATCTGGCAAAACTGTTGTTTGCGGTCACTCTATCCAAAGAGGTGGAGTTGTTGATGATGGATTTAGAATTTGTATTGACACGGGATCGTTTTTGCCTGATGGTTACATTACAGCAATGGTAATCGACGGACCAAAATATTCTTTCGTCAGAAGCAATTAGTTCTTGACAAGAAGCTCAATAAACAATAAAAAAGGGAAACAAAACACAAAACAATGGGAAAAAAAATAATCAAAACAGCGCAATTTATCACAGTAGCTGCATTCGCAGTCGTAATCGTAACATTCATTCCGAAAGCTTGCACACGACCAGATAATGCTACAAAATTGCTAAATCAACAAGGATATACTGACATCAAAATCACAGGATGGCGACCAATGATGGCAGGTAAAGATGATTCGGTATCGACTGGATTTGAAGCAACATCGCCCAGTGGTCAGCGAGTAAGTGGAGCGGTAACAAGTGGATTGTTATTTAAAGGCTCGACCATCAGATTTGATTAATCACTGACAAACAAAAAAATGAACACGCGATATACAACAATCGGAACTGATCAAGTGCCGCATATCAAAAAACTAATCAATTGGTTGATTGCGGAAGTAATTTCTGCTGGTGGAGATGGTGATGCCTTATGGTATTCACGATTTTATTCTGTTGATGAAATCTTTTCTATTCTAAAAGAATGTGATCTTTATGATTTTACTATTGACAAACAAGATAATCGTATTACATTTGGCACGGGGCAAGAGTGGTTAGTCATCACAAATGATGAGAGAGACTGGATGAATGCTCCATCATGGCAACAAGTAAGAATTTGTTATTAAAAGAATAATATGAGAGAAATTAAATTCCGCATTTGGGACAGACAAGCCAAAGCATGGGCTGAGAACGATTGCTCGCTGCATTGTTTCAGTAATTGGCAGATTGATCCCTTCACAGGGCAGCTAACTGATTTTGTTGGTGCAATTGATGGTGATCGTGAAACGCGCTATAATGCCAATCCTGCTCCTAATTATTATTTTCGTGGCAGTGAGATTGTGAATGAGCCGAGATATGTTCTTGTTCAATTTACTGGCATGAAAGACAAAAATGGAGTAGAGATTTATGAGGGAGACTTTATTTGTTTTAATAGAACAGAAGGTCTTTATAGTGATCAAAAGTATCCAATTGTTGCGGCAACTCATCCTTATGTTCAAAACCGTTCTCATTTAGGCAAAGTAATTGGCAACAGCTTTGAAAACCCTGAACTATTAGAAGCATGAACAGAGAAATTAAATTTAGAGCTTGGCGCGAAAATAAAATGCATTATAACATTACAACCGCTCATTATGAGCATAATGCAATGAGCGGAAGCGGGGGAGATTTGTGGGATTTTGCAGAATGGATGAAATGGAGCAAAGTCATGCAATACACTGGTCTTAAAGACAAGAATGGTGTAGAGATTTATGAAGGAGATATTCTCAAACACAATCATAAAGTCCAACAGGTTGAATCTAAGTTAGATTGGAACTGCGGATGTTGCGGATTTGTTTATGGATATAACATTGAAGATCCCAATGATATTGAAGTCATCGGCAACATCTTTGAAAACCCTGAACTATTGAAAGCATGAGCAAATCTTAAAGCTACGCTCTTCAGCACCATGAATAAGATCGGAGATTTCATCAACACGATCACCTTTATATGAATAGTAGAATCGCAGTCCTCCAAACTTTTCTTTGATTTGACCAATC